TCCTATAGAGCCTTTCAACGTCCTTTGCCTATATATATAAAAGTTCCAAAAAAAATGAGTTTTTGAGAATTTAGCCCGTTTTTGCCCTTAGTATGGCTTAGTGTGGGATACTGTGGGCAAACGTGGTCTCAGAACGTTCTCAAAAACGTCTTTTCATTCTCATTTTTGCCCTAAAATTCTCATTTTTGCCTTCCTATTCTCAAAAACTCACGCCCCCAACCGTGTACGGCGATGATGTGGCTCTCGTTTTGCGGGGGTCGTGGCTGCGATTTTTGCCGTCGCAACGGCCTGAAAAAATATTTTGGCGAAATCCGCTCATATATGAGCAGATATATTGACACTGGCAGAAATACGTGATAAAATATAAAGTTTATGCTTGACAATGTCACCCCTCTGTGGTACTATAGTTATAGTGGAAGTAATGTAATTAAGGAACACGTTCCTTTCTTTGAAAACATGGGTCAAGCATTGCTTCCACCAACCATTCCATAGCGATTGACACGCAACGAGACGATGCTCCGTTGCGTGTTTTTCGATTGCCTCCTTTCTTTTCTATAGTCTCCCGGAGGTCGTAAGCCGGGAGACGGCAGCCCTCGCGGCGCTGTATCTTATCAGCAGCGCCTCGGGGGTTTTGCTATTTATGCCTGCGGATGGGAGGACTCCTGTTCGAGAGGTGATGAAGAAAGTGAAGGCCATTACACATGATTTGAGCTCCAGCGGGAAGAATGTTCGCATCGTTCCTCTCGCTGATTTGCATATCGGGGATGCCCAGAGCGACATGAAGCTGATTCAGAATCTGCTTGATGCCATCCTTGCGTCCCCCGACACGTACTGCATCCTTGGCGGCGACATGATGGACTCAGCCATCGCGTCGTCTATCGGCGACACCTACGCGGCCAAGTTGCAGCCTATGGAGCAGCTTGAGAAATGCGTCGAGCTGTTCGCTCCCCTAGCGGACGCGGGCAAGATTCTCGGCGTGCTTCCGGGCAACCATGAGAACAGAATCTACAAGGCGGCGGGCGTTGACATGACTAGAGTCTTTTGCGACCAGTTGAAGCTCACCGGGCTGTATTCGGAAACCACCGCCTTGTATTTCCTGAAGGTCGGAGCGCAATCGCGCGGACGACCGTTCGTATATACGCTTTACTACACGCACGGTTCCGGCGGAGGCCGCAAGGCCGGAGGCAAGATTAACCGTCTCCTGGACTACGCGACCATCGTGGACGCTGACGTGTACGTGTGCTGTCACACGCACATGCCTGCGGTGGCGAAGATGGAGTATTTTCGCCCGTGTCCGCAGAACGGAACCATCGCGCGCGTTGAGAAGACGTTCGTGAACACGGCGTCAGCTCTCCTGTACGGTGGATATGGAGACCGTCAGGGCTATGCCCCTGCGTCCAATGCGTACCCCGTCATAGAACTTCACGGCGAGGGCGGCAGTGAGAAGGCCGTTTTCGTAACGGTCTAAGGGGGTGCCCACATGGAGAGATACGAGCGCATCGCTGTGCTGGAGGGCATGGCGAGGACGAAGCGCGTAGAGCTTGAGCTTATCGAAGCGGAACTCAAGCGGCTGCGCGACCAAGACCAACGAGGCTTTGAGCAGTTCAAGGCCGAGATAAAAGACACAGAAGACGAGGAGCCTGTGCTTCGTACCGTGTGCAACACGGGGCGAGGTATCAGGCTTTAGTTATTTTTCGACTATACACAGTGAGGAGGTGCAGACCATGCCGCGTGCTTCGCGAAAGATTAAATCGCCCGCCGTTCTTGCCAAGCTGTGGGAGGAGTACAAGGCATACTGCGACTCCTACACGAAGCAGGAAATGGTGGAGAGCACATACACCACACCAGACGGAACGACGACCACGAAGAGCGTGAAGGAAATCCTATCGCCCATCTCGTACACCAAGGTCGGATTCCTTGCGTACATCGGAATTTCCCGCCAAGGTTTCGCTGAAACATACGAGAAAGACCCGGCCTACCTTGACATTGTGGAGAAAATACGCACGGAGTGCGAGGTGGACGTGCGCGCCAAGTTCGAGACGGGGCAGATTAACAGCCGCCTGGCTCCGCTGTGGATGAGCAAATACGGCTACGGTTCCAAGTCCGACGCAAGCGTTGAGCATCGCGCGGACAACAACCTGCTCGATATGATTCAGAAGTCGCAAATCGACCTCGGCGAGGTGCCGGAGGACGAGGACGATGATTTATAGCGAGTTTTCGCGCCGACAGCTCATGTCGATGCTCTGGTGGCAGCAGCCTCGGTATAAAGACCGCGACGCCATCATAGCCGATGGCTCCATCCGCTCCGGCAAGACCGTCTCCATGACGGTCGGCTTCGTACTCTGGAGCATGACCTGCTTCGACCATCAAGCCTTCGCGATATGCGGAAAGACCATCGAGTCCCTGCGGCGTAACGTGATTCTCCCCCTGCGTGACTGGCTCCCGGGAGACTTCACGCTGGTTGAGAAGCGCAACGAGAACCGCCTCATCATCTCTACGGAAGACGGGCGGGAGAACTCGTACCACCTGTTCGGCGGGCGTGACGAGTCCTCTTACATGCTCATCCAGGGCATGACGCTGGCGGGCGTGATGTTCGACGAGGTGGCGCTTATGCCGCGCTCCTTCGTGGAGCAGGCATGTGCCCGCTGCTCTGTACCGGGCTCGAAATACTGGTTCAACTGTAACCCGGGCTCCCCGGAGCACTGGTTTTACAAGGAATGGGTGAAGAAACGCAAGGAGAAGAACGCCCTGCGCCTTCACTTCACCATGGACGACAACCTCGCGCTGGACGCGAGCATCAAAGCCCGATACGAGAGCATGTATTCGGGCGTGTTCTATCAGAGATACATCAAGGGGCTGTGGGTGCTTGCCGAGGGTGTTATCTACCAGGCGTTCACCGCCGAGAGCATCGTTCCGGCGGTGCCTCGACCCTATAGCAAATACTGCGTGAGCATGGACTACGGCATACAGAACCCGACGGCCATGCTTTTGTTCGGCCTGTGCGACGGCGTCTGGTATCAGGTAGACGAGTTCTACCACAGCGGGCGCGAGAGCGGACAGCAGAAGACAGACGAGGAGTATTACGACGACCTCTGCGAGCTGGTGGGAGACCTGCCGGTTCGGGAGCTTATCATCGACCCCTCGGCGTCATCTTTCATCGCCCTTGTACGGAAGCGCGGGCGTTTCCGCGTACGCAAGGCGAACAACGACGTGCTGGACGGCATCCAGCACACCGCAACGATGATTCAGGAGCGCCGCTTGCTCGTGAATGATTGTTGTACGAGAACGATTCAAGAATACGGGCTTTACTCATGGCAGGAGAAGACCAACAACGGCACGGACAAGCCGATAAAGGAGAACGACCATGCCATGGACGCCACGCGGTACTTCGTCAACACGACGAAGGCGTGGAAGCCCAAGGATAACTACACCCCGCTCCTTGAGCGGAAGGGATTGCAGCGAGGAGGGTACGCAATACGATGAAGACATATCAAGATTTGCTCGATGTCGGCGCGGATGAGTCGGCTCGTATGAGTTTCGTGCTCGCTGCCATCGACGCACACAAGCGAAGCGCCGCTTACGCGGTAGCTCGTGACGCAGAGCTGTACGACCGACGTCTCAACGTGACAATCCGCAACTATCAGCGGCTCTTGTACACGGTATCGGGACAGGCCGTAGAAGACCCGTTCCGGGCGAACCACAAGATTGCGAGTGGGTTCTTCCCGCGTTTCGTGAACCAGCAGAACCAGTTCCTGCTCGGCAACGGCGTGACGCTCACCGACCAGAACAACAAGGCGAAGCTGGGGCGCGGTTTCGACCGACAGCTTCAGAAGCTCGGACACGCTGCCATCGTCGGCGGCGTGGCGTTCGGCTTCTGGAACCTTGACCATCTGGACGTGTTCCGTCTCACCGAGTTCGTACCGCTGTACGACGAGAACAACGGAGCACTCATGGCGGGCATCCGCTTTTGGCAGGTGTCCAAGACGAAGCCGCTGCGCGCAACGCTGTACGAGCTTGACGGCTACACGGACTACATCAAGACCGACGAGAAGCCCATGAGCGTACTGAAGGAGAAGCGCAGCTATATCCTCCACATCGCCACGTCAGAAATCGACGGGACGGAGATTTACGACGGGGAGAACTACCCGTCGTTCCCCATCATCCCGCTGTGGTGCAATCAGAACCACCAGAGCGAGCTTGTGGGCATCCGCGAGGCCATCGACAGCTACGACCTTATCAAGTCGGGCTTTGCCAACGACCTCGACCAGGCCTCGATGATTTACTGGATTCTCCAGAACACCGGTGGCATGGACGACGTAGACCTCGCGCGGTTCCTCGACCGTCTGCACACTGTCGGGGCGGCTGTCGTCGACGGTGACGACGGAGTGAAGGCTGACGCGCACACCGTCGAGGTGCCGTATCAGTCGCGTACCGCATATCTCGACAAGCTGAAGGCTGACATGTACGACGACTTCCAGGCGCTGGACGTGACGAAGCTCATGGGCGGGCAGAAAACCGCCACGGAGATTCGCGCGGCGTACGAGCCGATGAACATGAAGGCCGACATGTACGAGTATTGCGTGGACGAGTTCCTGACAGACCTTTTCAAGCTGGTCGGCATCGAGGACACGCCGAGCTTCACCCGTGACATGATTAGCAACCAGCTGGAATACACGCAGATGGTGCTCATGGCTGCTCCGCAAATCGGCGACGACATGGTGCTGAAGAAGCTGCCATGGCTGACCGTCGAGGAGGTTGAGCAGATTAAGGCAGAGCGCGACGCCGAGGAGTTCGCTCTCATTGGCGACGGAGGTGCGGAAGATGGCGGCGAAACGTAACATCGACGCCGTACATCGGCACACATCTCGACAGCTGAGGCTCCTTGAGCAGGCAATCAACCGGCTGTACCGCAAGGCTTCGACCGATGCTGCGAGCATCGGTGCGACGTACTTCAATCAGTACAAGGCCGAGTGGGCGGAACAGCTCGCAGAGCTGAAGCGCGGGAACATCACGATGGCTGACTGGATACAGTGGGCGACCGACACGGTGTTCCGTGGCGAGGACTTCGCCCGCGTAAGCGATGAGCTTGTGTCCCTGCTCATGAGCACGGACGCCGACGCGTTGGCGCTTATCGACCAGATACGGGCTGACGTGTTCGTACACGCGCACAACTATTCAGCGTACGTCATCGAGCGTACGTTCTACGATACATCGTTCACGGTAATCAACGCGCAGACGGTCGAGCTGCTGCAACACAGCAAGGCTCCCGTCCTCCCCGTACTTGCTCAGAACGGCAAGAAGGCGAGCGCGTGGATGCAGAAGCGCATTCGCCGTGAAATCACAGCGGGCATCGTGCAGGGCGAGTCAATCGACAAGATGGCGAAGCGCCTGCGCAACGTGTCCGGCATGACGCGCGCGGCGTCCATACGCAGCGCACGCACCGCATGCACCTGCGCCGAGAACGCAGGGCGGCAGATGACCTACGAGGAGGCGGCAAAGCAAGGGCTTGAGCTTCGGAAGCAATGGCTATGCACGGTTGACTCTCGCACGCGTTCAAGCCATGCGAGCCTTGACGGCGAGACGGTGGCGTACAACGAGAAGTTTTCCAATGGCCTGCGCTACCCGGGCGACCCGAGAGGGTCGGCCTCCGAGGTGTACAACTGCCGCTGCACCATGGTGACGGTAGACCCCGAGGGCGAGGATGGCACGCGCCGCGTGAACCATGATGCCGTCGGCCATGGAGTGCTCGCGTACAGGACGTTCGACGAGTACATGCGGATGAAAGGCGGTGTTGTGACATGAGCGGCTTCACATTGACGAGCCACAGGCCGGAGGTACAGGCAGAGCTTGAGCGACGTGTCCGCAACGCGATGACACGATGCGCCGGAGAGATGGAGAAGCACGCTAAGCGTATGTGCCCCGTTGATACGGGGCGGCTGCGCAACAGTGTGGCAACAGAAATCGACGAGGGCGACGATAGCGTATCCGTATATGTCGGAACGAATGTCGAATATGCGCCACACGTCGAGCTTGGGACGAAGCGCATGAAGGCGCAGCCGTTCCTGAAACCCGCCGTGGCAGACCATCAGAGCACGTACACGCGAATAATTCGCAGCGAGCTGAAGGGCTGATACGGCACCTGAACACGGTGAAACGCGGCGCATGCCGCTTTTCATATAGACACATGCAAATCTGGGCGCTGAAGCACGAGCGCCAAAGGAAAGGATGATAGACATGGCACTGACTAGGAAATTTTTGAAGGCTCTTGGCATCGAGGACGAGAAGGTTGACGAAATCATCTCGGCTCATACCGAGACGGTAGACGCCCTCAAGGCAGAGAGGGACGGATACAAGGCGGACGCGGAGAAGCTGCCCGGCGTACAGTCGCAGCTTGACGACGCGAACGCAGCACTGAACGACACGAAGGACGGTGGGTTCAAGGCCAAGTACGAGGCAGAGCATCAGGCTTTCGAGGAGTACAAGGCAGACATCGCAGCGAAGGAGACGCACGCGGCCAAGGAATCGGCTGTCAAGGCGTACTTCCGCGAGAAGGGCATCGCTGACAAGTCCATGACGCTCGCAATGCGCTACATCGGCGCAGACGTTGACGCGCTGGAGCTTGCGGACGGCAAAATCAAGGACACGAAGAGCCTTGACGACGCCATCGCGGGCGACCTCTCTTCCCTGGTCGTTACGACCGGCACGAAGGGCGCAGACACGGCAACGCCGCCGGATGGTGGCGAGGGTGGCGCTTCGGAGCCTATCAGCATCCCGGCAATCATTTAACCAATGCGGCGAGCATGCCGCAACGATTCACACGAACACATGAAAGGATGATTCAACTATGGCACGTATTAACGCACTTAACATTCTTCTGGACACGACCGGCAAGGAGTTCCTCGCTGAGCAGTACGGCAAGGTCATCGGCAACATCCAGAAGAACCTGATTTCTTCGCAGCTGAAGAACACCGACCTGTCCGGTACGCCGGGCGCTGGTTCCGTCGAGGCGAAGCGCTTCGTGAACCGCAAGTCCAACACTTACGGCACGGCTCGCAGCGGCGGCAAGGGTCAGGCTGTGAAGGCTAAGCCGGTCACCATCGCAATCGACACGGACAAGGAGCTTATCACCGAGGTCGAGCAGAAGGACGTCAGCCTGTACGGCATCGACAACTTCATCGAGCGTCAGGCCGCTATGGACGAGCGCTCCATGGCTCGCGAGCTTGAGCGCGACTTCTTCGATAAGGCTGCTGCCGCTGGTACTAAGGTCACTCCGACGGCCTCGCAGGCACAGTACATCCTTGAGGAGCTTATCCAGTCCGTCGAGACCGTTTCCAACGACTACGTTGACGGTGTTGAGCGTGACATGATTCACGTCGTGTGCCGCCCGGACTTCTACGGCAGCATCCGCGTGTATCTGGACAACGTCAGCAAGGAGACCAAGGTCGAGGGCATCGACACGTACCACGGCGTGAAGGTTCACAGCTCTGTGTACCTGCCGGCCGACGTCAAGGCCATCGCGATGGTCGAGGGCGCGGTCGCTCAGCCGGTTCTTCCGACTGTCGCTCCGGCGCAGAAGGTTCCGCTGTCCAACGCCTACGCGTTCGGTATGTTCTACAGCTACGGTACGAAGGCCGTTGCTGAAGACCTTATCTTCACGCTGAAGGACGCCGAGGAGTAACCGACGGCAAGGGCGGGCAACCGCCCCGCCCTTGCTTTTCATATAAGTACACGCCAAGCCATCCCGTCGGGGTGGCTTTCTTTATAGGAGGAGGTTTGAACGTTGAAGAAGTTCAAGAACGCACACGGGACGGTCTACGCCCCGCATAGCGAGGCTGTCGAGGCAATGATGCTCAACGATGCCCGCTTCACTGTTGTGGAGGACACGCCCGCCAAGAAGACGGCGCGCAAGCCTGCCGCACGCAAGACCGCAGCCAAGGCAGACGCCGAGGCCGCGGATACCAAGGCCACCGAGTAACGAAGGAAGGAGGACAAGCACATGCAAATGATGGGTTCTGTACTGAGCCATCTCCATAACTGGTTTGTGGCTCCTGACGGCGTACATGAGGGGACGTTCACAATCGAGGACGGAAGCATCGACTTGTCCGATTTCCTGAAGGACGGTCAGTTCTTCCGCATCTGCGGCTCCACGTTCAACGACGGCGTGTTCGCATACGCTGCTGAGACGCTGACCGATGAGACGTTCACCGGCACGATTTTGGCGCTCAACGTACCGCCCGCTCTTTCCCGGCTGGTCGCTGAGATTGAGGACTACGAAAACCGGGCGGAAGCCAAGCCGTCTCCTTACAAGTCAGAGAGCTTCGGCGGTTACAGCTACACGCGCAACACGGACGCGGACGGTGCTCCGCTGTCCTGGAAGAAGGTGTTCCGCTCGCAACTGAACGAGTGGAGGAAGATATGAGCTTGATTGATTTCTTCCGCACGCCTTGCGTTGTGCGGGTAAAGACACAGACGCCCGACGGCGAGGGCGGATACGTCACGGACTGGACGGACGGCGAGACGTTCGAGCCAGCCATCGTGAAGGACAAAGACGCGGACAGCGTCATCGCCGACAGAGAGCAGGCGGCCTGCACGTACACAGTTACGTTCGACAAGGCCATGAGCCTGCCGTATCACAGCGTGTTCATGCGCAAGTCCGACGGCAAGCTGTTCCAGGTCGTGAGCGACCAGGAGGATACGGCGACGCCCGACTGCGCGACGTTCCAGTTCAAACAGGTCACAGCGGTGGAATGGGGTGAGACGTAATGACGACAAAGGCAAAAGCAATCAACGACTTTTTCAACGGCGTCATGCGCTCATACCCACAGTCCGCCGTACCAGACGACGCGAAGACGCCGTACCTGACCTATGCGTGGAACGAGGGGTCATTCGGTGACGAGAACCAGGCAATCACGGTGAACATCTACGTTCGCACCGACTCCGAGGCGGAGATTAACGCCATGGCACGCAAGCTGTCCGATGCAATCGGGCGCGGCGGGCACGTCATCAGCTGCGACGACGGAGCCATCTGGCTGAAGCGCGGCTCTCCGTGGTGCCAGGCGGCACCATACGACGACCTGAGCATCAAGAGGCGGTACATCAACGTGTCCGCCGAGTTTCTGACTATTGATTAAAGGAGTGACCAACGAATGAAGTTTACTAAGATTCCCGACACCGCGTTCGACGAGATTCAGCTGAACGCCGGTGTACTTTCTACCACCTTTACGCCGTCTTCGGGCGAGATTGGCGACATTCTCGCAGCTACGAGCGGCGGTATCTCGTTCGAGGCAACGCCGACATACACCGACTTCGGCGAGGATATTGACAACTGTCCGAAGAACACGAAGGAGCTGAAGAAGCTCGACTCGTGGGAGGTCAAGATGTCGGGCAGCTTCGTCACCGTGACGGCTACCTCCGCGAAGATGATGGTCGGCGCGGCCGACACCGCGAAGGAAGGCACGGCTGACAAGATTACGCCGCGCAACGACGTACTCGACACGGACTTCGGGGACATCTGGCTCGTCGGCGATTATTCGAGCAAGAACGGCGACACCAACGGCGGCTTCGTTGCCATCCACATGCTCAACGCCCTTTCCACCGGCGGCTTCAAGCTGCAGACGGCGGACAAGAACAAGGGAACGCTGAGCTTCGAGTTCACCGGGCACTACAGCATCGAAGACCAGTCCACGGTGCCTTTCGAGATTTACATCAAGAAGGGAGCCGATGAGGCTGTCGAATGAAGTGCACCCACGGATGAGACCGTGGATGATGACGCGGCGGCTGTCGAGTCGCCCGACAAACATGACAACGACGAAGGGTAACGGCTGCGAGGCCGTTGCCCTTATTTGTTTAGCACGTACACAGTGGAGGTAGTAGATATGAAACTTTCTGAAATCAAGGGTGCCGATGTGTTCGATGTCATTGCCGACTGCATCGTACCTATCACCAATATCGCATCTGACAAGAAGGCCATGGCTCTGTTCAAGAAGCAGACGGTTCCAGAGGGCACGGACATCCGCGCCGTCGCGATGAAGCGTCTCGCTGCGGGTCTTCCCCCTCTTATGCGCGACCACAAGGACGACCTCGTTGCCATCCTTGCGGCCATTAACCTTGTACCGGCTGATGAGTACGCAGCAGACCTGACTCTCGGCAAGCTCATCACGGATTTGGCTGACCTTATCAGCGACCCGATGTTCGCTGATTTTTTTATGTCTGCGGAGGGAGCAACAGCTACGAGTTCGGCGCAGGGAGCTGCCGCTGCTTCTGCTATCTAAACGACTTTCGCGGAAACAGCCTGAAGCATTTCCTCGAATACGCCAAAGCCCGCATGCTCGAAGACCTGCATGCGGAGACGTACCGCGTGTACGTCTCGGACACGCTGCGCACCATCTCGGAGAACACCGCTCGATTCGGAGGCGGCGCGTACACCAAGCAGCGGTACTACGACGTCATCAACCCGCCGAAGGTTGACACGCGTACAGGTGACGAGATTGCGGAAGACATCATCAAGCGCGCCGGTCTGAAGGTGAAGGGGGTGACGTAGCGCATGGACTTGTTTGACCTTTACGCCAAGCTGACGCTTGACACGAAGGAATATGAGAGGGGGCTGAGCGACGCCGAAAGCAAGGCGTCAAGAGCCGGAGACGGCATTGCCTCGAAATTCGGAAGCAAGGCCGCGGCCGCAGGAAAGGTCGCTGCTGCCGGTTTCGCGGCGGCTGGCGCTGCTGTCGTGACCCTCACCACCAAGGCCGTACAAGCCTACGGTGAATATGAGCAGCTGTCCGGCGGTATCGAGAAGATTTTCGGCGATAGCGCGGCAATCGTGCAGGGCTACGCCGCCAATGCCTTCCAGACGGCTCAGATGTCGGCGAACGACTATCTGAACCTGACCACCTCTTTCAGTGCGTCCCTTGTACAGGCGCTGGGTGGAGACACCGCCGCAGCGGCTGAGATGGCGAACCTTGCCATCTCGGACATGGCGGACAACTGGAACATGATGGGCACGAGCGCCGAGGACGTGCAGAACGCGTATCGGGGCTTTGCCAAGCAGAACTATGAGATGCTTGACAACCTGAAGCTCGGCTACGGCGGTACGGCGAGCGAGATGGCGCGCCTTATCAACGACGCGGGCACTCTTGGCCGTACAGTGGACGAGAGCCTGGAGGGCGTCACGTTCGCGGACATCATCACGGCGATTCACCAGGTACAGGTGAACATGCAGATGACCGGCACCTCCTCGAAAGAGGCGGCGACCACGATTCAAGGCTCCGTTGCGATGATGAAGGCGTCGTGGCAGAACTTCCTGACCGGACTTGCCAACCCTGACGCAGATGTCGGCGCACTGGCAGACCAGCTCATGTCGTCCATCGAGGCTGTCGTGACGAACATTGCCCCGGTGGCGGAGCGCGTGCTGACCAACCTGAGCGAGTTCTTCGTGAACAACGCGCCGCAGATTCTCGAACAGCTTATCTCGATGATTAACACGATGGCTCCGGGTCTTATTCAGGCTATCGTGACGCTGCTTATCGCGCTGGCGACGGCCATAGCGGACAACATCGACCTCATCACCGACGCGGCGATTCAGGTCATCACGGCTGTCATCGCGCTCATGGCCAACCCCGACGTCTTGAACGCGCTTTTCAACATGCTCATGACGGTGCTGAGCCTTCTCGGCAACGCGATTGTCGAGTATGGCGTCCCCGCATTCGTGAACGCCGCGACCATGCTGGTCGAGGCTATCGTGAACGCTTTCGCGGGCGCTGGCACGTGGCTCATCGAGGCTGGCATCAACTTGATGCTCGGCATGGCCGAGGGTATCTCCCGTGGCATCCGCTACGTCATGGACGGTATCTCTAGCTTCTGCGGCGGCATCGTTGACGCAGTGACCGGGTTCTTCGGCATCCATTCGCCGTCCCGCGTCTTCAAGCAGTACGGACAGTTCCTCATGCAGGGGCTTTCCGCCGGTATCGACGAGAACGCGTCCGACCCTGTCAGCTCCGTCGAGGCGGTGAGCGACAAGGTGGCCGGTGGGTTCAACACCGGCGACGTGAGCTATGGCGACAGCGCGGCGGGTGGCATCCACAACGCCATTTCCGCGTCGAACCGTGGGAACGGCAGCGACTCTCCGCTGACCATCATCGTGCAGAGCGTGCTCGATGGCCGCGTCATCGGCGAGACCGCTTACAACTACAACCGGCAAATAGGCCGAGCATTGGGGGTGTAGTCCATGACTGACTTGACGCTTTCAATCGCGGGCGTGGACTTCTCCGCCCGCGTTGCGACATACAAGGTGACGAAGGAAGTCACCTACAAGAAGGTTATCACGACGCTCGATGACGTCGAGCACCCGTACCCGGGCAAGTTCCGCGACATCATCAGCGTCGGTTTCTATCCCATGACCGAGGCGGAGGCCACGGCGCTTTACGAGGCGCTGAACACCTTCTCCGTCACGGTCATTTACACCGACCCGAACAAGAGCGGCACCACGTCGACGAAGACCATGCGCGTGACGTCCAACATCGAGCAGACGTTCGCGCTGAAGAGCGTAGACGGAAAGCGCCGCTACAAGGGCGGTGAGATTGAGTTGAGGGAGGCGTAAGCAGATGAAAGACATAACGGGAAGCTATGCGGACATCTTCGCCGACCCCAACCACTGGGCTGAGCACCGCGTGACCATCGGCGACGCGGTGTACGGCATGGAGTCCATCGTGAGCCTGAAGACGCCGGGGCAGCTGTTCGATTCCGGCAGCCCCGGCATTGGGTCTGCAGTCTCCCGCGAGATGGAGCTGGAGTTCCTGCCCAGCGACAACGCCATTCCGTCGTCGTCCAAGTGCGTCGTCGAGACGAGGCTGGGCGCGACCGACCACGACACCGACACGACCACGTGGACGCCGTGGATTCCCATGGGCGAGTTCTTCATCGACTCGCGCACGTACGACGAGACCGGCGACGTGCTGAAGCTGCACTGCTACGACGCGATGCTGAAGACGGAGTACGTCTACCTGGACAAGCACCTTGACCAGGACAACGAGGCGAACTGGCCTATGAGCGCGCGCACGCTGTTCACGCAAATCAGCGCGGACATCGGCGTGACCGCGAGTATGGACGTCATCTTGAACATCCCGGCGACGTGGCGGGTATCGTACCCCGGCAACAAGACGGCGCGAGACCTCTTGCGCGAGCTTGCGGTGGCCATGGGCGGCAACTTCATCGTCAACGACTACGGGATGCTGAAGTGCCCGGCACTGTACCAGTCGGCGACGGTGGCGCAGGACTTGGGGCTTAACGTCGGCTCGCTGACGCGAGGCGTGGACGCTGCGGCGTTCACCAAGGTGCGCATCACCGGCATCGAGGGCGTCGATGGCGTCACGGAGTACGTGGCGGGCAACGACACCGGCCTGACGCTTGAGGGCGAGTGCCCATGGGGCACGCAGGCCATAGCGGACAGCGTGCTGGCGAAGGTGGATGGCTGGACGTACAGGCCTTTCACGGCGGACGAGGCTCTGCTCGAGCCTGCCGTCGAGATAGGCGACACGGTGCAGATTAACGGCTGGAAGTCCATCGTCGCGAAGCTAGACCGCAACTTCGACAAGCTGTGCGACGCGTCGCTGTCGGCACCCGAGGACGAGGAGCTTAACCATGAGTTCCCCTACGTCTACACGGGGTACAAGGGCAACCACGAGCTGAAGCAGATTGAGCAGGAGGTCGTCGCTGTCGATAGCAAGGTGGACAGCGTGAGCGCCGACTTCGAGGACTTCAAGGCGAGCGTGGCGTCCATGTCGAGCAAGCGCACGGTGAAGCTGGACTTTTCGAGCTTCGACAACGGGTCTTTCTCCGAGACATTGGAGAACAGCGAAGACCCGACCATCACATACGACGTCGACTTTGACGGAAGCGGGCGGCCTACGAAGCTGACCTGCTCCGACGGCCACACATTGGACATCATCTGGTAAAGGAGGGCGCGGCACGGATGGCATACAACAAGAACGACTTTCTGGCTGGCGTTGCCGCAGGCCGCGCCCTTCATGGGCGGCACATCGGAGCCTACGGCGAGCCTGTGCACGTCGAGGGCACGCTTGACATCACGGCGAACGGAACCCACGACGTGACCAACTACGCGCAGGCTAACGTGCAGGTGCCGCACAAGCAGTTCACGGTCGACCAGATTCTGGAAGGCACGAACATGACGGTGCCCAACATCAACGCAGGCATCGACGTGAGCGTGAGCCTTGACCTCGTAGAGGTCACGGACACTTACGCGGACTGGAACATGACCGTGAGCTGCCGGTCTTACTACATCCCGCAAGAGGAGAACGAGTTCATCACGTTCCTTCTTCCTCCGTGCAACACGCTTCTGTCGACGGAGGACGGGGGCAAGACGCAGCTCCTGATTCCGTCGCTCAGCGGCGAGTTCAACGGAGAGTACACGTACACGATAAACGACGACATGACCGACTGCGGGATTCTCATAGAGGAATACACCGACTCGCTCTATGTCGGCGTCGGCTACAACGTGCAGACCGACCGCATGTACAAGCTCACGCTTTCAGGTTCGGGGTGGACGAGCCGCACCATGTACCTGGTCTTCGACATGCTCGTGCATAGGCGGGTAATGCTGGGGGTGGAATAACATGGATGCAGCTACTTTCTTCAAGGGCGTCGAGGTCGGCCGCGCGCTGCGCGGCTGGCGCACGCCCGACGCAAGCGTCCCCATCGTGGGAACGAAGCACATTACGAAGAACGGCCTTTACGACGTGGCGGACTACGCGACGGCGGACGTCGACGTGACGATAAAGGACGAGGCGGACGCCGCGCAGATTCGAGCCGTCATGCAGTACGAGTGGTTCAGCTTTGCGACGTTCTCCCCATCCCCGGGTTTCTCAGTGACGGTCTCGTTCCTGGACGTCGACGAGGATGAGGACGGCTACGCAACAAACGCCAGGTGGCGGTGCACCCTGTCGAACATGTCCGGCTACAACAGCGGCGACGATTATCTCGCCTACATCTTCACGCAGGACATGTTCTCTATCCCGGGTCTTGGCAACAAGGCCATGCCGGGACAGATTCTCGGTGCCCCGCGTTCGTATCTGGAAGGCGACCACGTCCTCACGTTCACGAGCGGACTGACGGGCGCAGACCCCGAGCCGTACAAGATACACATCGAGGGCGAAACGCTGCCTGTCATTCACGCGCAGATATTCACTGGAACGCTTGGCCAGGACGGCTACGCCTCCGCCGTGTCGCTCACCGGCGAGGGCTGGAGCGGCTACAACGGGGCGTGGGCTGGCTACTTTGACTTTAACGTTCGACTTTAACAACAAGGAGTGATTCATATATGATTCGTACACATGTGAGGCCGATTATCGGCCGCGACATTCCCATTGGCCGCAAGGGCGAGAACCTTGCACGTACTGTTGACTTCTCTGACATCATCGCAGAAATCAAGAACGACTACGGCGACGGCGGCAAGGTCGTGGTGCTTGTCAAGCGCCCGGGCGAGAACGAGCCCTACCCCGCCGCGTCCGTTGACGAAAGCGACGGTCTGACGTGGCAGCCGACCGAGACCGACACGGCAATCGCCGGGCGCGGTCGCGCAGAGGTTGACTACTACATCGACGATGTGCTTGTGAAGTCGGTGCTCTTCACCACGTACACTAACGATTCCATCGGCGTCTCGGGGGATACGCCGGAGCCCGGATACGACTACATGAAGCAGCTGCTCGATGAGCTGGAGAAGGTCGGAACCGGCATCGTCTCCATTGAGGAGAACGAGGACACGTCAATCACGTTCCACATGAGCGACGGCACGGAGTACACCACCACTCCGCTGAAGGGTGAGGATGGCAAGGACGGCGCTCCCGGCGAGAAGGGCGAGCCCGGTGCCCCTGGTGCTGACGGCGCGCCCGGTGAGAAGGGCGAGCCCGGAAACGACGGAGCCGACGGTTTCTCCCCGACCGTACAGATTGCGGACGGAGACGGCTCTCATGTCGTGACAATCACCGACAAGGACGGAGACCATTCGTTCACGGTGAACGACGGCGCAGACGGCGCACCCGGTGAAAAGGGTGACCCCGGAGAGCCCGGTGCTGACGGTGAGGACGGAGCCCCTGGCACCCCTGGCGCAGATGGTGCCGATGGCAAGGACGGCGTTAGCCCCACCGTAACCACCGAGACCATTTCCGGCGGTACGCGCGTGACCATCACGGACGCAGAGGGCGCTCATTCCTTCGACGTCATGAACGGTCAGGACGGCGGCGAGGCCGCAACGCCTACCATCGGAGAGAACGGCAACTGGTACATCAACGGCGAGGACACGGGAAAGCCTTCGCGCGGTGAGGACGGAGCCCCTGGTGCTGACGGTCAGGACGGTGCTCCCGGTGAGAAGGGCGACCCCGGAGAGCCGGGGGAGGATGGCGAGGACGGCGTTTCGCCGACTGTTGCAACGTCAAGCATCGAGGGCGGCACGCACGTGACCATCACGGACGCAAGCGGAGCCCACGAGTTCGATGTCATGAACGGTACGGATGGAGCCCCTGGCGAGAAGGGCGACCCCGGTAAGGACGGTGCCGATGGCTTCTCCCCGACCGTACAGGTCGCTGATGAAGAGGGCTCGCATACCGTGACTATCACAGACGCCACGGGGCAGCATGCCTTCACGGTGTACGACGGTCAGGACGGTGCTCCTGGTGAGAAGGGAGACCCCGGAGAGCCGGGTGCTGACGGCGAGAACGGAGCCCCCGGCGCTGATGGTGCGGATGGTGTTTCGCCGACGGTGGCGACCTCGGCAATCGAGGGCGGCACGCACGTGACCATCACGGACGCAAGCGGAGCCCACGAGTTCGATGTCATGAACGGTACGGATGGAGCCCCGGGTGAGAAGGGTGACCCCGGCGAGGACGGTGCCCCTGGTGCAAAGGGCGACCCTGGTGAGGATGGAGCCGACGGCTTCTCCCCGACTGTATCTGTCGAGAGCATCGAAGGCGGGCACAAGGTGACCATCACGGACGCAGAGGGTGCGCATGAGTTCAACGTCATGGACGGAGCAAGCGGCGGCGCAGCAACCCCGCTCACGCTGACAGGACGTGACCTGTACGACCTGTTCCAGTCGTCAACGCTCGGACTTGCCAACGACGGCACCGACATCGCGTGGATAAACCTCAACAAGGACGGTATCGACGTCACCGGAGAGCTGGAGCCGGACACGGGCAAGGTATCGCTGGAGTTCACCACGGAGGTGGACATGGGCACGGGCAACCCCGTGGCCTACGGCGTCAACTACAACGGCACTGACGGCACGTACCCCTACCGCATCCGCAAGTTCTGTACGTTCGCGCCGATTATCGTCAGCGAGGCGCTGAAGCCGTTGAACGGTATGACCCTGGACGCCATCTACGTCTACAAGGGCGGGGCTCTTGGCTGTGTGTTCAAGGAGGCGTATGACCAGCCGTTCGTCATTCCTACGCCAGACGTGCCGGAGAAGAAGGCGGTGCTCGTACCGGCAGGACTGGACGACGGCGCGACCGTGACGACTGGCGACACGGTGACCGTGAAGGTTATCGGGCATGTAGCGCCGACGCTGTAGCAGAAGGGGGCGATTATCGGTGAGGCGAAGAGTCGCGGCGGCCGTCGCGGCTCTATGTCTCGTCGGTTGCTTCATATACACGAACACCGAGGCGGTGTGGATGCAGTACATCCGCGCCGCCTTGTCAGTTGCACCGTCAGTCATTGCGGGCGAGTACGTCCCGCAGGAGTGGCGCGTGCTTTTTCTATCAGAGGAGGAGATGCGTTTGAACACAAGGGCTTCAATGATTGAGCAGGCGCAGGCGTGGGTCGGTCGCAACGAGGCGGACGGCTCGTTCAAGAGCATCATCGACACGTACAACAGCCACACGCCCCTCGCGAGGGGATATGAGCTGAAGTACACGGACGAATGGTGTGCGGGCTTTGTATCCGCCGTGGCGATTGCGACCGGCAACACGGACAACGTTCCGCTGGAGGTCTCGTGTCCGCGCATGATTCAGATTGCGCAGAACATGGGCATCTGGCAGGAGAACGACGGCTACGTGCCGTCCCCGGCCGACATCATCCTGTACGACTGGGACGACAGCGGAAACGGCGACAACACGGCGAACCCCGACCACGTGGGCATCGTCGAGAGCGTATCCAACGGCGTCATCACGGTCATCGAGGGCAACATGTCTGAGAAGGTCGGGCGTCGCAGCCTGGACGTGGACGGTCGGTATATTCGCGGGTTCATAACGCCGGAGTACAAGGCCGGAGAAGATAACGAGCCGCAGGAGAGCGGCGGAAAGGATGAGGACACTATGAGCATGAAGTTTATTGATATTTCCAACTGGCAGGCGGGGCTCAACGTCGCGTCCGTCGTCAAGAACGGCGGGCTGGGCGCGGTCATCGTCAAGGCTACCGAGGGCGTCGGGTTCGTCGACAAGAGCTGCGACGGGTTCGTGCAGCAGTGCATCAGCAACGGCATCCGCTTCGGGTTCTACCACTTCGCGCGCAACAACGACGCGGCGGCTGAGGCGGAGTTCTTCCGCAAGAACACAACGGGCTACGAGGGCAAGGGCATCCCGGTTCTTGACTGGGAGGACGGTCAGAGCATTGCGTGGGTCAACAAGTTCGTGGAGCGCTATCACGAGCTGACCGGCGTGTGGCCGTGGGTGTATGGCAACGCTTGGCGCTTCAACCAGGGCACGGTCAACACCAACTGTGGCCGCTGGGTGGCAGGCTACCCGAGCAACGGCATCACGGACATCAACTACGGCTTGAACAACGACTGCGCGTACAAGGTCAACAACGGCCTGGTCTGCGCTTGGCAGTTCTCCTCGTCGGTGCGCATCAGCGGTTATTCCGGCAATCTCGACGGCGACGTGTTCTATGGGGACGCAGCCGCGTGGGATAAGTACGCCGGAGGTTCCCCGGCGTCTGGCGGTTCCGGCGGGTCTACGACGACCCCGAGCGGTTCGGTTTTGTCTCTCGCTGTCGGCGTGATGCAGGGCAAGTACGGCAACGGCACCGCTCGCAAGCAGGCGCTCGGCTCCCGCTATGACGAGGTGCAGGATTTCATCAACCACATCTCCACGGCGTCGGCGCAGACGCTGGCACAAGAGGTTCTTGCCGGGAAGTACGGCAACGGAGACACCCGCAAGACGGTGCTCGGGTCTCGGTACAACGAGGTTCAGGCAATCGTCAACCAGGGCGGCAAGAAGTCCATCGACGAGGTTGCCCGCGAGGTCATCCGCGGCGAGTGGGGCAACGGCACCGCCCGCAAGCAGAAGCTGGAGGCCGCGGGCTACGACTACGAGACCGTACAGGCTCGTGTCAACGCTCTGCTTTAGCAGGGGGGAAAGGAGCGGTGACGGTATATGGTTATTCCCATCAACCTTGACCAGTTTATCGCCATCTGCTCCCTGCTCGTAGCGGCTATCGTTGCGGTGGCAGGCGCTCGTCGCAGCAGCAAGGCGAACGTCGACATGCTGCGCAAGGAGGCTGAGCGGCAGCAGAGAATCAGCGACAAACTGGGCAACATCGGGGAATCCGTGAACGAGACGCGTTCCATGGTCAAGATGATTGACAACAAGCTGGAGCAGCACGGCACGCAAATCACGCGCCTTGAGGCGAAGGTTGACGAACAGGAGCGCCGTATCACGGTTCTTGAGAAGCGCTGCGAGCGCCATTTCGGCGAAACGCAGCACAACGACATCTAAAACGGGGCGCACGCAGCGCCCCTCTTTACGTAAAGGAGAGATAATCATGATGAGCAAGAAGTATTGGATTAACTGGGCAAAGGCAGCAGGCATCCGCGCTGCTAAGACGTTCGCGGAGGCTCTGCTCGGTTTCGTCGGCGTGACCGGCGTTGCCATCGGAGAGATTGACTGGGTCATGGCGCTCGGCGTCGCTGCGGCGGCCACTGTCGCGTCCGTGCTCATGTCCATCGTCGGACTGCCGGAGGTGACCGTTGAGAACGACGGCGACCTTGTGATTGACGGTGAGACCGAGGACGAGGATACGCCCGACGCGTAAACAGAATACGAGACAGAGACGCGCCACCCACTATGGGTGGCGCTCTTTTTTTTTGTCCCGACGTGCAAAATATGAACCACAACCACGCCGTACACCGTAGACGGGCAATGCAAAAATGAGAATTTCGGCCACTTTTTGAGAATTTTAGGCCTGTTTTTGAGAATTTCGGAGAGTTTTTGAGAGTGAAAAAGGGCGCTCCGGGAGGCAAAAACGTTCGTAAACAAGGGTTTTTCTTTTATTTTTTCTTAAAAATTCTCAAAAACTCAAAAAATTTGGAAGAAAGTTCCTATAGAGCCTTTCAACGTCCTTTGCCTATATATATAAAAGTTCCAAAAAAAA